AAGGCTCAGGCGATCACGCGGCCCAGGCGTTCACGACCACCTTTGCCGTGTTGAAGTTCGGGTTCGAGCCACCCCCGGCGAGGAACTGCGTCTCGACGATCGCCTTTGCGGCGGCTTCGAGGCTCGGCGGCACCAGCAGGATGTTGGGCACGATGCCCAGAGGCCGCCCGCCGTCGCCCTTCAACTGGCGCATCGCGGTGCGCCCGGCCTCGAAATTGGCGGCGGTCAGCGCGGCCTTCGAGGCCCGGGCCATTTGCCAGAACCCGTACCCGGCGGCGCAGCGATAGCGGATGCCCCATTGATAGAGGTCCTTGGTGAAGGCGGTGTCCGAGGTCGAAGGGTCGAACTTCATCTCCATCTCGGGCTTGGTGCGCTCCTGGAAGATGAAGGGCCGCAGCGCCTTGGTGGTGTCGAGCAGATACCAGGCGGGGTCGGTGCCCGCGACCATGTTGGCCACGGTCGTGGTGGCCCCGGTGCCATCAGGATTGGCCCGCACCGGGTGATCGGTGTCGAAGAAATACTGGCCGTCATAGCAGGCGGCAGCAAAGCCCCCCTCGATCAGGGCCGAAATCAGCACATCGGGATGCTGCGCGGCTTCCTGACCCATGCTGGCCGCGATGGGCGAATAGTGGCCGAACTGGTCGTCCTCGATCTGCGTGCGCTGGATGCCCAGCGTCGCCTCGAAGAGCTTGTTGGTGATCGTATAGCCGGACTCCTTGATGTCCTTGACCACACGGTCTCCGACCCATTCGCGCAGCCGGGGGAAGTCGCCCAACCAGCCATAGGTGTTCGACACGGTGGTCGAGGGCACGGTGGTGGCGATCTGGGTATAGAAGGCGGTTTCGCGCATCGCGCGATGCGCATCCTGGAAGTTGGTGCGCAGGCCGGTATTGAGGGCCTGCAGCAAGGCGGCGGTGATCAAGGCCATTCGGGTTTACTCCTGTTCGGCGGCTTTGGCGGCCGCGAATGCATCGGGCGTCATGCCCAGGTGACGGCAGACCGCCAGTTCCTCGTCGCTCAGTCCGGCCTTTCCCGTCGCGGCCCGCGCCTTGGGCGCGGTGCCCCCGGCGATCACCGGGCTCGCGGCGATCATCGCGCGGAACCGATCCAGCCCGCCCTCGGCCCGGCACGAGGCCAGGTGATAGTCGCGGCTGGCCGGGGCGATCTTGCCCGCGGCGGTCGCGCCATCGATGGCGGCGGTGATCTCGGCCTCACGCGCGGCGGCGGCAGCGGTTTCGAGCGCGGTGAGCCGGTTGGTCGCCAGATCGTAATCGGCGCGCGGCACGAACAGCGCCGGGTCCGGGGTGGTCGCGCGGTTGAGCGCGGTCTGCTCGGCCGTGCGCAGGGCGGTGATCGCCGTCACCGCCTGAGCAGGTGTGGCATCGGGCGCGAGGCCCAGGGCAGTCAGGACGTCGCGGTCCATCGGGGTCTCCGTATTGAGGGCGGGGAGGCGGAAATTGGGGCGGTTGGTCAGGCCGACCGAGGTCAGCCGCAACACACGGCCACGCCACGTCGCCCACCAGCTCATCCACCCAGATAACAAACAGGTCGCGCCGGGCGGCGATGTCGACGCCGACAAAGCACGGCCCGCCCTGGTAAAGCCCCGGCAGACCCGCCGCCGGGTGTTCGACCGGGGTGATAAGGTCATAGGGCAGCCAGGCGCTGGCCTCATCGAGCCATTGCAATTCGTATTCCTGCGCCCAGGCATCGGCGTCGGCCATGCCCTTGCGCAGCATGTCGATGTCGCGCTCGAGGCCTTGCCCGGCATAGGGCGTGGCCCAGTGGATCTCGCAGCCCAGCCCGACGAACAGGCCGGGGATGTCGTCTTCGCGCACCTTGAACCGGAACCGGGTCTGCGTGCCGCCGGTGATCAGCTTGGCGGCGAACTCGCGGCCGTTGTCGAGGACCACATGCTCGGGGATGCCCCAGTCGGCGATCATGTCGCCAGCGGCCAGCAGCACGGCGTTGGAATTGGCGGTCAGGTCCAGCCGCCAAGACAGGATGCGGCCCGAGTAAATGTCCTGAAACGCCACCATCTGCGGGCGCACCGGCGTGTTGAGCCCCGGCCAGGCGACAAAGACGTCGAACCGGTGAAAGTCGCCGTTCACCACCTCCAGCGCATGCAACGCGGTCTTGTCGCGCACCTGCGGCGGATACATCCGTTTCAGGGCGTCGAGCCCCTTGCGCGCCAGCACCTGCACCGGCTGACTAACCCGTGCGTCCAGATAGCGCCGCATCGTGCGGTCCGGGGCAATGATCCAACCCTTGCCGCGCGCAACCCGCTCGGCCCGGCGCCAGCAGCTGGAAAAGGACGGCCCGGCAAGGCGCAGGTAATCCGCCTTCAGCCAGTCAAACGCCTCCTCATCGAACTCGGCCCGCGCCACCTTGCGCGCCGCGGCCCGATGCTTGGGTGCCAGATGCGGCAGGCGGTCATCCGGGCGCACACCCTCGATCAAGCCCAGCCACGACCACAGACTGCGCGGGCTGACGCCCTCGATCTGCGCAACCTCGCGCACCGCCAGATCGCGGCCCAGCCCAATCTCCAGCGCCTCGACAGACTGCACCGCGCGCAGCCGATGGCGCGCCTTGCCTTGCACGCCCTCGGGCAGCGCCTCGAACCACGCCCAGAACTCGCCCCGGTCACGCACCGGCGCGGACGCGGGGGCCACCGCAGACACCAGCAGCGCTTTGCGGGCCGCCAGCGGCAGCGCCGACCAGTGATACTCCCAGCCACCCCCACGGCCCGCACGCCGCCGCGCCAGCGACGGGTTGGCGCGCAGGTTGATGCGGGCGATCCAGCGCTCAATATTGGCGCGGTGCGTGGGCATGTCGGGCAGTCCTGCGGCGGCAAGCTCCTGCGCCGTCCACCAGACCTGTGCGGGGAAAATGCCTGTCATTCCAGCGACCCCTCATACAGCAGCGCCGACAGCGCCTCGCTCCGGTCGCGCACGAACCGCCGCTGCGCTTCTTTCGGGGCCCGTGCCCAGGCGGTCTTGAGCGCCTTCAAGGCGGCTTCAACCGGGTCTTCAACCGGGGTGACAAGGCCCTGTTCGGCGCGCCACTGGCGGCGCGCGGTGGCGGCGTTCTTGGCATTGCCGCCCGCCAGCTTCAGGATCACCTGGGCGCGTTCGTCGGGATCCGTGATCTTGCCGATCTCGCTCAGGTCATTGACCGCGACCTTGCCCGCGCTGCGCAAGGCATCGATCTCGTCTCGCGACAGCGCCTCGGCTGCAGCGACGGTGCGCCGCACGTGCCGCTCGGAAACGCCACGCCGCGCGGCCACGATTTCTGCAAAGGACATATTTGTCCGTTGCACTCCATGTTTCGCCAATGCCCCCGCAACACCCCCAGCGGTCTCCGGATACTTGCGCACATAGGCTCGCCGCCACGCCGCCAGAAACACCGCGTCGTCCAGCGCGTTCATGCCACCCGGCAGGTTCTGCCCGGCCTCCATCAGCGCCGCCTCGTCATCCGTGCAACTGCAGGCCACAACCGGGATGGTCTCGAACCCCAGCCGTCGCATCGCCTCGATCCGGTGGGCGCCGTCGATCAGCACAAAGCCCGCCTTCGTCTTGCGCACCACGACCGGGGTGGTGAACCCGTATTCCTCGATCAGGTCGATCAACGCCGCGACTTGATCCTCGCCCACCGGGCGCAGTCTGCCGCTGACATCGATCTCGGCAATCGGCAGGTCTTTGGTGGCGGGGTGATAGGTGGTCACTGCTCAGGCCCTTTGATCATCGTGTAAAAAAACCGCCGCTTGCCGCCCACCAGCTCCTGACGGCAGTCGATCACCGCGCCGTGGTGGCGCAGCTCGCTCATGCAGGCGTTGACCGCCATCACCCGCGCCCGGCGCACGACCTGCCGCGTGGTCACCGGCTTGCCTTCGCGCAGCAGCGCCAGCACGCGCTGCAACCGGGGCGATGTCAGGGGGGCGGCGTGCATCATCAGCGGGCCGTCGGCGCGCTCGGGCGGCGCCCGTCGCCACCCCGGGCATAGCCATAGCCACTCAGCGCATCGCCCCGGCCTCGGCACGGCGTGCACATCCGGTTGTGGATGCCCTCGCTGGCAAAGGTCGCGCCGCAGCACAGGCAGGCCCTCGGGCCGCGCTTGGCAGCCGTGTCGACCGCCGCCTGCAACTGGTCGCGCTTGTCTTCGGCCAGTGCCAGGGCGCCCGGACCCCAGACGCGGCGACCATCGGGGTCCAGCACCAGATGCTTGCTCGACAGCGGGTCATACTCGACGCGATACCGCGCGAACCTTGGCGCGGGCATGTTATGCGCCTTGGCGGTCATGCTGCGGCTCATCCCAGCACCGCCCCGGCGACCAGCGTCGCCCACAGCAGGCCAAACAGGCAGCAGGCGGCGATCAGGTCGCTCAGCCACTGGCGATCGAGCACCCGCAGCGCCCGCAGGATCATCCTCATGCGTCATCTCCATCATCAAGGATTGCGTTGATCAGATTGTCGTCCAGCACCACCGACAGCAGCCGATGCGCCAGCCGTGCCGCCGTGGTGCCCCGCGCCCGCGCCGCCTTGTCCAGCCACTCGCAAAGCTCGGGCGACAGGGTGATCGGCAGCACCGGCGCTTGCCGCGCCACCCACAGCCAGCTGCGCACGCTGTGGGGCGTGACCGGTGCGTCGGGGCTCTCTGCGTTGATCGCCTCGACGATCTCGCGCACGCTGTGCCCGCGGGCCTCCAGCCCCCGCGCCGCGGCCCCGCGCGATTGGTATCCCAGACAGGGCTTGGCCATCACGCGACCCTCCGGCAACGCAGTGATTTCGCCAGCCGCCGGGGCGTGGTAATCTGGCGGCACCGGGGTGCGCCGCAAACGCCCCCCGGTGCCTTCATCCCCCTCGGCCAAACCCCAAAGGAGACGATCTCGATGAAACCAGAGGCCCGAAAGGCGCTGGATGCAATTTGTCGGCGCGCGATGCACAGCGGGTTGGATGATTGCCCGCCGGTCATGATCGACGCGTCAAAGGTCGCAGAGGCGCTTTTCTCAATCGCCTCGGGCCTCGGTGCGCGAGAAACGACAGGGAGCCTTCCCTTTGGCGACGACGCAGAGACCCTGATTGCTGTCAATGTAGGCGTTGCATGCAGGACCGGCGGCTTCCCCCCGCTGATGGTCTTAACCGCAACCGCTCGCGATGAGCTGCGGGCTGTTGTCCAGATGACGCTGGTCACGATCCAACTCCTTGCCGAGCAAGGGTCTGACTACGGGCCTGTTCCGACGGGCATTCATGGGCGTGACCTAGGACTTGCCGCACTCGCGATCGAAATCCTTCAAGTCCGCTCGCCTCAGCAATTGCTCGATCTGCAGCGTCGATCAGCTCATTGATCGTCGCGAACGAAAAGCCATTCAAGAGACCGCCCCCCATCACGCGACCCTCCGCTTGGCGGCGGGGCGCTGGATGGCGCCCTCGGCATACAGGCCATCAAGGCGCTGCCAGTATTCGTGGATGGCGCTCTTCTTCGGGCAGCGGTCGCCAAAACGGCGCGCCCCGATCTTCGCTGCCTTCAGCGTGCTCATCTGGCGGTGCTGGCGGGTCAGGAACTCCCTGACCTCCATATCGTCCCACCATGATGGCCGCCGCATGCTGGGCCAGATTGGCAGATGCGCCAGTCGCGCCAGAAAGGCCTCGTCGGGCGCGGGCAGCTCAGGCGCGCCGCGCCGAGCCAGCGCGCCATACGCCCCATCCAGCGCGGCGCCGCGCTCGGGCCGTCCGACCCCGGCAGGCCACGGCAGGTCGGTCGGCCAATTCAGGTCAAACCACGCCAGCACCCGCTCGGCTGTCGCAGTGCGGCAATCGGCCCCATGCGTCAGCTTGTCAAAAAAACCGCCCTTTCCCAGCGCACGGCCCGAAATGGCATCCAGCGTCGTTGCCTCATGCTCCACCAGGGCGGCGGCCAGGCGCATCAGCGTTGCTGTCGTTTGTGACGCAGCCCCCATCACGCGACCCTCCGTTTGACGGCGGGGCGCTGGATGTCGCGCGGCCATTCCAGATCGGAAGGCCAGTTGTCGGCGAACCAGCCGAGGACAGCCCGCGACGTCTTGACGGTGCAACCGCCACCGCCGCGCAGCCTTTTGAAAAACTGTCCGTCGCCACGGGCGAGAAACGCGACCCGCCAGTGGCTGGTGTTCGTGTGCTGCGAGTAGGCGTCGCAGAGTGCCAGAAGATCGGTGTAGGGCTCGTTTTCCATGAGCCCAATAAGACACAACAATCTTACATGGTCAAGGTAGATGCGTCTTATGATGCCGAATCAGATGAATTTATCTTAACGATGCTGTATCCTCTCCTCCCATGTCAGTCATGCCATTGAATAACAACGATATTGCCCTTCGTATCCGTACCCTCGTTGAAGGGGGGCTCGTGGCGAAGGGTGTTTCGGGTCGCCGCGCGTCGATCGACGTTGTGGGGCATGACGGCTTGATCCGGGATATCCGTGCTGGGCGTCTGCCAGGCATAGACAAGCTGGAGGTGCTCTTCGCGTACTTGGGTATCGGATTTCACCTTGGCCCGGAAACAGTTGACGCTGGGTCCCCTGTCTTCGAAATCGACGGCGACGACTTCGCCACTGTCAAGCGGGTCGGGGCGCTTGCCAGCGCTGGGCCCGGCGCCCTGAACGGCGATGCCGAGGTCATCGGATCAATGGCCTTCCGCCGCGACTGGCTGCGCGAAAGGGGCATCAAGCCCGAAAAGGCGCTGCTCGTCACGGTCACGGGCGACAGCATGAAGCCCTCGATCAGCCCCGGCGACCTCGTGCTCCTCGACCAGGCGCGGACCGAAATCGTCAATGGCGCACCGTTCATCTTTGTCGATGCCGATGGCGAAACCCGCCTCAAACGCCTTCACCGGCTCGGCCGCAACACCGTCGCCCTGGTATCCGACAACCCGGATCACCCCCCCGAGCTGCGCAACGGCGTCGATGCCGAGCGGGTGAAAGTGCTTGGCAGGGTGGTTTGGAGTGGGCACAACTGGGAGTGAGAAAGGGAGGCTGTCATATGCGGACTGCTGGAATGTTTGCGCTTCTTCTTCTGACGGCGACCGCCGCGAATGCTCAATCTGGCGTCTCGTTTGCCGCAGAGCGCTTGGCGGCGTTTCATTGGATGGTTCAGAATTGCGCAGCCAGACAGCACAGCCCGGAGCTCACCTTCTCGATCCACACGGCAGAGCAGGTCACCTCGCTTGCCGAATTTAGGGTCGCATCTGCCGCCTTTGAGGCGGCGAGATCAGAGCGGCATGGGCGTGATATCGGCGCGTCCTGTTCAGAGCTGTACGGTCGTTTTGGCATCTGATATATCGCGTGACGGCAGCAAAAGCCGCGCATGTTTCCGCTCTTCGATGCAGCGCAAAATGCCTAGTAAAAACTATCTATTCCAATAACTTGCGAAGAACTTGCGCGGCATTCAGCCAACCTGCGCGGCGCCGCGCAGGTTCCAACGCTTCCTTGATTCGCGGCCTTCGTGAAAACCCTTTGAAATCAGGCTTTAAGCCCCATTGAAACGGGGCTGGCCGCATCTTTCCTTGCAAGGGTTTCAGGCTTTTCTGCAACTTTGTCTGTCACGCACCGCCAGCCTCGGCCATTCCCGCAACCTACTGTTTTTCTGCCCTATTTGTCATAGCCCTTCCACATCCCCCCACTTCCGCCATCCCTGCAGATATCGCTGTCAACGCACAGCCGCTGC